TTCTATTTTCAATTACTTTTATTTGCTCAGCATATTTTTCATCTATAACAGTAAGTGCATCATTTAGTTTGGTATTAATATTTCTGATTTCTCGCTGAGCCGAACTTGCTACTGCTAGTTCATTTGCTTTTGCTTCTGCTATTGCTTCATCTAAACCTTTTTTACTAAATGCACCTGCATAACGTTCTTGTGCCGCGGCTATGTCGGCTTCTTTACGTTCTTTTGCTTGGGTTAATCTGTTGTTTTGTAGTTCAATTTGCTTGTCAAAATCAACTCTAATGTCGTCTTTTTCTTGTTTGATTTTGCTGTATAAATCATTAAGTACTTCTTGTTCGGCTGAAATTAAATTGTCTACTCTAACATCTTCGCCTTTCATTAAACGATTCATTTCAGTTGTCCATCTATCAATTTTGATAGTGGAACGATCAATTTTATCGTCAAGTGTGTCAATTAAAGCAACTTGTTCTGTGGATAAACTAGTTTGCTCAATGTGTGCTTTAGAAAGATAACCAAAAATACCCATTGATGTTATGAACATCAACACAAGAACTGCAATTGAAAGATAATATTTTAAAAACCGAGGGGCAACTTTCCAATACTGATATAACCACGAAGCGGTAATCAATTTACCAACTTCTAACACAGTTCCCATTATCATAATAGGAATCACTGCGCCAGCAAATATAGCCGCCAAACCAGCAATAGAATAATAAATTGCTACGGCACTAATTGATAAAGCTGATAGTAATGTCAGTATTGCTATAAACATAAAATTATTTATGTGATTATTTTACAGAATAAATGGCACTATTGGCACCATGCTCTGCACATTCAACTTCAACCACATAACAACGATTGTTTGTTGCTTCTCTGATTAATCCATCTGCATAGTTAAAGGCATGCTCGGCAAACTTTTCTGCGCCGACACCATCAAACTCTCTTACCTCACATAAGTCTTTATCTTGTAAATCATAAAAGTCTTGTTTATGTGGATCATTGATATCAACACAAGTTTTGTGATCAAATTGATCTTCAAGCCATGCTTTAAGTGGTTTAAGGCCTCCAAAGTCAACTGCCCAATTTTTATTATCCAATTCATCACATCCAAATGTAAATTTAAATTGTAAACTATAACCATGCAATAAATGGCAATGCGAATGATCTGCATTAGGCTGTCTAAATACTGCACTTAATCCAATATTGTGCCCATAAGTTTTTGTGCTATAATATGCCATACATTTCTCCTATATTCATTTTAATATAGTATATTAATTTTAAGTAAAAGTCAACTATAATTTGGTTACATCTTCCTTGTAATCGTTTTTCCAATTTTTATAGTAACCTTTAGTTTCAAGCCATTCTCTAGCTTCAGATAATTTTTTTCTTGCTTGTACAAATATAAGTGGACATTTACCAAAGTTTAATTTAAAGTTTTCCACTTCTTCTTTGTTTTCTGGATGATCGTCTAAAACAATGTATTCATTTCCTACATATTTTCTAATCTCAATTACTAGATCATCAAATTCTTTAGTGTTTATATTGTTTTCCAACGGTATGATATACAGATCATACGTGCCTTTTAGTAACAAAGGAAAGTCTAAAGTTTTCCAATTATCATTACAAATTAAAACTTTTCCGTCTAACCAGGCTTTTTTTGCATAAGGACAAGGTGGCAGATTATTAAAAATTGCATTTGGTTTTGATAGTGTTTCAACTATCCATTTTTTTTTTTTTTTTCTCGATACCATAATCGATACAATCGCCTTCTCTATAGATATCCAGTGTATTACAGTGCCAACCGCCGTCCCAAAAAAATCTATTTCTTAATGGAATAACAACAGGTTCAATATTTCTTTTTTCTAATTCATTTAACAAAACAGGACTGTCACTGTTGACTATACAAGTGCCTTCGTCAAGCATTAACACATTTACATCAAATATTGTTTCACTGCTATGCCCATGCCATGTAGTTAACCAACTGTTAATAAAATTTTCAAGTTGTGGATTATCTTGTTTTTCAGGATACCAATAGCAACCTGCATTGTTTTGTTTTAATTGAGTTTGTTTGTTAACAACTCTTTCCCAATCTGGTTCATCAAACCATATAACATCCCAACCTTTAAAAATTTCTACATAAGGTTTCAGCCACGACGCCGCAATAACTAAACCAGGTCTTAATACCGAAAACACACTATCATTATGTCCACCTATAAGTAATTTTTGATAGTTGTATTGTGGATATTTTTTTTCTAAAAAATCTTCAACTAGATATGGTGCTTGCCATAAATCTACAATAACTTTTTTGCCAACTCTTGTAAGATTTGGAGCACAGAAACCGTTTAAAGTTTCTTTCTGTTGTAATCTTTCTATATCATCTTCATCAATTGAAAGATTATTTCTTTTAGCCCAGCTTTTAATATTCCTTACCGATCTTTTAAATTGAACATCATCATTATGAATACTGTTATCAATTTGATTTCCAAACATTTCTTTATAATGTGGCATGGCCTGAGCCACAGGATATGGATGTGGATTGGTTATTAATAATTTGTTTCCCATTACAATAGCATCATCACGTACTGCTAAAGGAGGTGCAGGGATGCCATTTTGAAATCCATCATGTGATTGACCCGAATTGGTACCAATTGTACCATTACTATCAATGTATTCGTTAATATTTTGTTTGTAATTTAAATCATCAGTACTTAATTGTATTACTTCAATACCTCTTTCTTTAACTACTTTTTTAAAATATTCAAGATCTTCTTCTGTACTGCCAACAATTTCTTTTAAGCCTTCTCTGATTGTATCGTTTTTGATACCATCAAAAAAACTTTGTTTATAAACAGAACCAACTATTAGTGTTTTTAAAGGCTGAAACTCTGTCCAGCTGTTAACTTTTAATGTCATCTGGAAAATCCCTATATAAAAAATGTTGAATAGTTTCTACATCTACAAGATGATTGAAACCTACATGCTCACCTTCAATGTTTTGCTCGTTGCGAATAACACTGGTCATTGCATCGTCAAGTTGTTGCATGTTTTTGAATTCCATATCAATACGAAATTCAGGTAGATCCATAGAACGAAAACCTAATTTCATTCTTGTGATTCTGTAGCTTTCCATTCTGCCAAGTTCTACCATTTTGTCCATAAACTTTTTCATTAGTTTTACAAAATCGTGTGCATTGGTGTTTTCAGTATGATCAGCGTAAATTGTGTATATGTCCATTATTGTAATCTCATTATTAAGTAGTATGTTTATTTATGGCTTATAAATAATGTTACATGATATATGGCAGAATTAAATTAAAAGAAACCAATTACAAAATTGGTTGCGTAGACTGGAAATTGATTAATGATCCTGATATAGAGGCATTAAATAAAATCTATCAAAAATATTGCAAATATAAAAAATTTAAAAGTGTGGTTCCTGTTTTTGACGGTGAGTACAAAGATCCAAACATTGATGTTATTGGATACTATCATGAAAACAAACTGGTAGCATTTAGTTTGATGAGGCATGTCTATCAAGATAATGACAACATAGAAGCATACCAATTTGCATGGGATTATGAAAATCCCAAATTAAAACTAGGATTTAAATCACTTGAACATGAGTGTGCATTGTATAAAAGTAAAGGCTATAAGTATCTGTGGTTAGGTGAAGCTAACGAATACAAAACAAAATTCGATGGCTTTGAAATACTAGGACCGGTAGACTAATTATTCTTTGCGTTCAATATCTTCTTCAACACATTCTGTGCCGTACTGAACTTCTAAAATATGACAATGTTCTTTATTAGGATTTGATGCTTGATGCCACACATTTTTAGATATATCGTATGCTTTATTTTGTTGTAATACTATGCTGTCCGTAACATTGTTGTATTCAGTAGCAATATTACAGGATCCTTTTAGCATATACCAGTGTTCAGATCTTTTGAAATGTCTTTGCATACTTAAACTTTTTCCTGGCTCTATAACAAGCTCTTTGACTTTATAGCCTGGCTTGTCTTCAAGAACTCTATACCAACCCCATAATCTTTTTGTTTTAGGTGATTTCCATTCTTCTAAAATCCAGCTGGAGGAATTTTTCTTGTTACCACCAACATCATACGCAAACTCCACAATGTCATGATATGTTTTATATTCTGGAATGTTATCTTGTTGTCGATCTCCGCCATTTGCAAATAAAATTTTTATAGGTCCATGAGTTGCTAGTGTTTTATATATGGCACCACAGGCAGTATCATCTGCATCATCAAAACTGATAACACGATCTACCATATTTAAATTTTCAATTATTGTTGCTCTTTCTTTGAATGGCATAAACGGGCGACCTTTTTTACGTGTCAGCCACTTGTCACTGTTTAGACCAACATGTAATTCGTCTCCTAGTTTACGAGCTTCTTTAAAATATTCTATATGTCCTGAATGCAAAGGATCAAAACCACCTGTTACTAAAACTATTTTTTTCAAAGTTTTCTCCTATTCTTATAAAAATAAACTACAAAAGCACCTCCGGATTTGTGTAATTCAACTTGTCTAACAAAACTCATGTCCATACACCATCTTTGAAATTCTTGTTTGATTGCACCATCACCTGTTACAATTACTACTTTTTTAATCAAAGGATTCTTTTGTTTTTCATTAATCCATTGATTAAAACAACGCCATGCGTCCATAACTGTGTATCCATGTAAATCTAATTTTTCAGTCATAAAAAAAGCCTTTACTTTGTAATTATAGCAAAGGCTTTTTTAAAAGTCTATCTTATTGTAACTTAATTAAGTTATTAGCAAATATTTCAGCACACTTTGACCAAGTAAACTTCTGCTTGGCTGTGCGTCTAATGGTGTCTGTATCCAGTTTTAAGCACTGCTGTACTGCTACTTCTAGTGATTCGTGCATATACCCAGTCACTCCTTGATCGATAACGTCTACAGGTCCTCTGCATGGAAAACCAGCAACAGGAGTACCACAACTCATTGCTTCAATCATTACCAATCCAAATGTGTCCACATGTGAAGGAAACACTTTTACATCAGCACCAGCATACCATTTGGCCAGTTCTTTGCCATGTTTGTAGCCCACAAACTCAACATTTGGATATTTCTTTTCTAAACTTGTTCTAGCAGGTCCGTCACCTACCACCACACAATCCCATTCTGTGTTTGTGGACAATTCGCAAAATGCTTCTATGTTCTTTTCAAACGAAACTCTATTGACTGATATCAACAAAGGTTTTTTGCCACGTTTGATTTTGACTTCATCTGTGAATATGCTTTGATCTACACCTCTACCCCACACAACTAAATTTTGTAGTCCTGCTTGTTCAAGTTCTGTTTTCATGCTGTGTGTGGTCACCAGTATTCTTTTAGCATTCTTGTGAATCAGTTTCATCCACCACATGGTCCATGAACGTGGTATGCCATAAAACTTGTTGATAAAGTTGGGCCAGTCTGTGTGATAACTTGTGGTATAATTGACGTGTCTGTTTTCACAGTAGTTTCTTGCAAACAGTCCTAATGGTCCTTCTGTGGCAATATGTATGGCATCAAATTCTAATGCATCTAGCTTTGTTTTTAACTGCCAAGGATTGTATGCCAATTTCAATTCTGGATACTTTGGTGCTGATACCGTTTTGAATTGACTGGGATCAATTACAGTGAACTCATGCTGTGGTAAGTTCTTTATCATGTTAGCTAGTGTTGTGACTACACCATTAACCTGTGGCAACCATGCATCAGTAACAACTACAACTTTCATTTGTTTGTTTCCTTAAACTTTTTGATACCTGGTGCAAAAATTCTTCCAAAAACTCTGTAGATAAAAACAGCAATGATTGGGATTATAATGTTTGGTATTTTCCACTGACTAGGTATATCAAACGAATAAAATATTGCAACTGAAACAAACACTGATCCAAATGCAACGAAAAAATCAATCGTCAAGACTTTAACAAGATTTACTAAAAACCAAAATAACTTTTTTATTTTATTTTCCATTCAACAATCTCAAAACTACCATCATGGTGCTCTACTAGTGCTGTGGTATTTTCTACCCAGTCTCCGCAGTTCATGTACACAACACCATTTACCTTTTTTATCTCAGGAGTGTGTATGTGTCCTGTGATAGCACCAGCATAACCTTGTTTCTCACAATACTCGCTAACGTTCTGTTCAAATTTAAAAATAAAGTCTACTGCTTTTTTAACATTGTGTTTAAGAAATTTTGAAAAACTCCAATAACGCATACCTAACTTTTTTCTTATTTGATTATACCATCTGTTGAGATTTTGTGAGACCTCGTATGCTGAATCTCCCAGCCAGGCCACCCATGGAGCCAATCTTGTAATACCATCAAATGCATCTCCGTGTACAACAAAATATTCTTTACCATCAGCACCTTTGTGAACTTTGTTTTCTACGATTCTAATTCTGCCAAAACGCAAATCCATATCTAACCATTTACGAAGAATTTCATCGTGATTTCCAGGTATATAAAATACCTTGGTGCCTTTTCGTGCCTTGCCAATAATTTTGCGAATTACATTTGAATGTTCTTGTGGCCAATAGATTCTTTTTTGCAGTTTCCAGCCGTCAATAATGTCACCCACAAGGTATAGTTTTTCTGAATCGTTGTTACGTAGAAAATCGTCAAGTACTTCTGCTTGACAGCCTTTGGTACCTAAGTGAACATCTGATATAAAAATACTGCGATACTTGTTCATACATGGTATTTATTTTAATATGACTTTTAAAGAATTACAGTTTTGTTACAACTTGCCTTCTCTTAACAGCTTCTCTCTGTTAGCCATGTGCTTCATTTGAATCTCTTCTTTTGAACCACCAAAGTATGCTACTGCATAACCTTCTGCTACCATTGTGTCCGTTAAACGTTTGTCGTTAATAATGAAGTCGCCTAGTATTCTACCAAACTTACCTTTTTTATCTTCACCTGATTTATCAATTTCTGTTTTTAATATCTGTATAGAACCTACAGGCATATGATCTTTGACAAATTGTTTACTTGCCAAACCAAAACGTTTTTCTTCTTTGTCTCTGGTTCTAGATTCAGGAGTATCAATACCCATCATTCTCACACGTTCTTTGTGCATCCAAATACCAAAGCCCAAGTCTATGTCAACATCTACAGTGTCTCCGTCAACAATTCTCAATATTTTACATTTATATTCGTACATGTTATTATTTAAACAGATCAAGTTGTTCAGTTTCAGATTCAACTTTTGATTTTGATAAAATTTTATCTTTTATTTTTAACTTTTCTTTTTTTAAATCTATCAAATCTGACTTGTGTTCAAAATTTCTTTTCCATTGTCTTTGTTCTTCTAGTGTGTCTACTTTGTTTGATAAAGATTTATGTCTACTTTCTAATTTTGATCGATCTGTCATTTTATCTCCTTTGTGTTGGTGCTCCGGGAGAGATTCGAACTCTCACGCCTTTCAGCACTGGTTCCTAAGACCAGCGTGTCTACCATTCCACCACCAGAGCTCATTTTATTATATTTCCCCTCTTGTATTGTCTGTATATTATCCAATCTACAAGTAAAAAATTAAAAAACAATCCTAACGGTGTTAATACAACACCAAACAACCAAGGCAGAAGAAATATGAATCCAACTATTTTAAAAAGATAGTCAAGTACAACATAGTTTGGCACTGTCCAAACTGGCCAATTTTCTTCTGGTGGTTCTGGATGATTTCTAAAATCTTTTACTTCCCAATCCATTACTCACTCGTTTGTGTTTGTATGGTTTTGGCATTTGCTTCTTGTTTCATTTTAGAAGCTTCTGATTCAGAAATTTTTTCTTGTACAAGAAACTGATTCCCAATATTACCTTTGAATAGATATGAACCTTGGTGATCCAAATTGATGCTTGGATCCATCCAAATTGTACCGTCTAGTTCTTGCCATCTTCGACAAAATGTATAATCTTCTGACAAGTATCTTCTTGTTTCTGGATCAATGATTGTGTCAAATAATGCATAGCAATAAGGATCAAATTTTGGATCAGTGTTTAAATCATTTTTATAATGCAGATCCGGCCATTTATCCATCATTGTTTGAATAACACTTCTATCAAATAACATAAAACCTGTTCCTGCATCATACACTGGCAACAGTCCTTGTTGCAAAGGGATTCTTCCATTGTTATCTGTTCTAAGATTTAAAACATATGATGCTTGATATTTTTGCATTTCTTCTTCATCAACTTGATTTGATACAACTTGATCTCTAATATTTTTCCAGTTGATTGTTTTCTTTGGATATGCTCCTGTTACAACTTTAACTGTGTCAGGTTGTTGAACTGCTCGCCACCAAAGTTTTAAAACATCTTCTGCAATGAAATGAATATCTGCATCAATAAACAACATGTGAGTAAATTTTGGATCACTCATAAACATTGCCACAAGTGTATTTCTACCTCTTGTGATCAAACTTTCATTTGCAATAGTGGCCAGTGTAAAGTTTAAATTGTGTTTTGCAAACAATATACCAATTTTAGTCATGGCCTTTAGATATGCTTCACCAACCATACCTCCGTATGCTGGTGTGGCAATAAACAAATGTTTGTCTTTAAACAAAGAAAGATCAATCTCAACTTTATTTCCTAGTGCTTTATCAAGATGTTGACCATGTTGCATTTCTTGTTGTTTTTTGGCTTCTTGCTTGGCCGCTTTTTTTTGTTCGTATGCCTGTTTGCCCGGGCTTGGTTTTTTATTTTTAGACATTAGTCTCCTTCTCCTGGTTTTTCAGAAAATAAATCTGTTTTATCTTTTCCATAATTGTCTGGTTTATATTTTTCAGCTTCTGGCATTTGATCAATAAGTTTTGTTAGATTAGGCCATTGTTCTCCAAACTTTTTATTAATGTCTAACCAATGCTGTTTGTCAGGTTCATCAAAACTATCAGGTTTGATAGCATCTACTGGGCATTCTGGCTCACAAACTCCACAGTCAATACATTCATCTGGGTTGATTACCAGCATGTTTTCGCCTTCGTAGAAACAATCTACCGGACACACTTCCACACAGTCCGTGTGTTTACACATAATACATGATTGATTTACATAATACGTCATTGTTTTAATGTAACATAGTTTTGTTAAAATAGCAAGTCTTATTTTAAATTTATTTAACTATTTAATAATAAGTTTCAAATTGTATCATAATTCTTTTAGTGTCAAACTGTGGATTCCATGGCATAGTCATGTGATATTTTTTACCATCCCAATAATTTAATGTACCAGGTTTACCAAATAATGTAACTCTGTCTAACGATAATCCATAAAATTGTTCTCTTTTTAGAGTATGAACTCTTGGATGTTGGCTTGTGGATAACTGTTTCCAATCATTTTCGCTGAATTCTTTTCCAGTATGTAGGCGTATGTTCTCGTTAAAACGATAAGGCTCGTCTCCTTTTAAAAAAGTAATTCTACTTTTCTTTTGCCTAGGCATGTTTTCTTCTGTGCAATCTGGCATGTAATAAGTACTCCATGGAAACCATTGATCAAATACTGCTGTTCCATAGTATTTGTTATTGGAGTTTATTGTAATCATTCCTTGTAATGCACATGTATGGTTTTCTGGATCATTAAGTAATTTGCTGTCAGCCCATTGTTCAATTTTTGTTAGCGGAAAATCTTTTCTTCCGGTGTGCCTATCAATAATGTTATTGCCATCACAATGCACAGGCAAAAAGCTATCTAGATTATGTAAAGAAATCTGTCGAAATGTACTTGCATTAGATATATTATTTGCTTGTAATGAATCCATTATTTTAGATTTAAGTTGATGTAATATTGATGTGTCAATTGATTCTATAACTGACGGATATAAATCATCACTATCATCTATTGAACCGTGTGAATAGTCACGTGTGCTAGTGTTATAAAATGTATAAGCAATCGTGGCTTCATTATTTTCAATATTTTCAAAATCAAACTCAACAATTCTTGCTGGAGTTTTTAAAACTTCAGTTAATCTGTCTGAAAGAGAATTGTAAACTTTTAAAATTTCGTCTACTATATCTTTAGATAAAAAATTTTCAGTTGTTCCGGTTGGTATTAAATTAGAGTTATAACTTTTTACTGTGTTACTTTTATCGTTAAATTCTGGCATGGCTTGTCCTCATATTCATCATTATCATAATCTAAATCTAAAATAAAATTTATTTTGTTTTTTAACTTCTTACTAGGATTATATATATTAAGAATTCTTTGGTAATAACTATGGTTTTGTTTTTCTATTCTGCTTGGATGATTGTGTATTATGTAATTTTTAGAAAGTGTTGCTATCCAATAAATTAATATTCCGTATTCTTTTAGTCTTTTTGTGTTTACTTCAAACTCATGTTTAATATATCCATCAGCTGTTGTTGTTATATCAGGTACTTTACAATCTAGTATAGTTGTTAATTTTTGATCTATATTATAAAAATTATCTATTTTCCAATACAAATCTGTATTTGTATTTTGTTCAAAGTAACCTGTATCCAGTATAGGATTAGGCAGTATTGGTTCAGTAATTGCTTTTAAATTTATTCCGGTTGTGCTTTCTACTTCACTAACCCCATTGTGTTTTTTTGCTAACACTTCAGGATACACATGAAGACTAATATTGCTTGGAATAATTTTTTTCGGTTTATACTGTTTACAAAGATCTAAAAATATCTTCATACTACGATTTTCTATTAAATGATCTCCAATTGATTCACTTATTATAGCATCTATAGTTGTATCTGGCAATAATCTGTAATCATCAATAATAGTAAAATTATTGTATCCATTATTCTTTAATAGTTCATTACATAAATGTCTTGCGTTTGTGTTACGTTCAACACAATACACATGCTTTGCGCCGGCCTGTAAAGCAAATGACGATAGTATACCACTACCTGCACCAAAATCAATAACTGTATCTCCAGGTGATATGGTTTCTTTAATAGCTGAATTCCATGACAAAGTTCGATATTTGTCATTGATCATAGAATGATGACTATTAGTGTGACTATATTTTCCTTTAAACATACTATAAAAATTCTTTAAATTTAGCTTCAAGTATATTTATTTGAAATATGGCGGAAGGGGTGGGATTCGAACCCACGATAGAGTTGCCCCTATGCTGGTTTTCAAGACCAGTGCTTTCAACCGCTCAGCCACCCTTCCAATTTTATTCCACAATGTTAAAGTTTTCTCCTTTAACTACTATGCTTTTTTCATCCACTGCAAATACATTACTGTCAAATAATTTTTGTATTGCTTTTGGTAATCTAGATTTGGCAACATCTGTGTTTTTGTCTTTTAAATTTTGTGAAAATTTCAACTTTTTAAAATGTCCAAACATACTAACAGAATCTTGTTGCAATTTATTTAACAGCCATTGTTCTGTTTTCATTTCTTTTTTGAATTCTTCATCTTTTGCTTTTTGCTGTTTTAGTTGTTCTTTGTCGGTTACAATATCTGTGATGTTAAATTTGTTTTGCACTTTTTTTGCACTTTTTTGATGACAATACCAACTGATGCCATTAAAAATAAAAGAGGGAATTGTCTGGTCGCATTTATATCCATAATCAATTTCATGCTTTTTGATAAATTCTAAGACTTCTTTGTCTTTGTCATCTGCACCAATAATTGCACATGGAAAACCATTGCACCAATTTTCTTCAATTATAAAATATTTTATCCAAACCATGGTAATGTTTTTATAAACCCTATTCCGTCAATAGCCAAATATGCAACATACATTACTGTGAAACCAAAACTTCTTCTTGATATAGCCGCACCCATTAGTAGTGTTGTTGCAATTAAGAAAAATATATAAGCCCAAAACATTGGTGGGTTAGGTGAAAACCACATGAGAATCAACGATGCCATTAAATTAGATATCATTCCAGTAACCTCTGCAATGAATCTTATTTTATTGCTTTGATAATCTTCTTGAATCCAGTTTACTACTTTTTTTCGACCAGCCCTTGCCATTTATACTGTTGCTATTTTACTCTGCAAAACTCCTATAAGGTTATAAAGACCATTACGTCTTTGTGGTGTTACTAATTGTACAAATCCTAATTTTTCTAAACCTTTATCCCAATCAAAATCTTGTGCTTCTTGTTTAGTGCAATCTGTAAAAATATCACAAACTATTGTTGCAATACCTTTTGGAATCATTGCATCGCTGTCATAATAAATTTTAATTTTATCATCAACTATTCCAACTTCTACCCATATCTTGCTTATGCATCCAGGGATCAATCTGTCATCAGTTCTTAACTGTTCTGGCAATGTAGTCGACTTTCTTGCCAACTCAACAAGGTAACTTAACTTTTCTGTACCATCGCCAAGAAAAGATAAATCATCTGCCCATTTGTCAAGTTTTTCTTGTATCATTTTAAAAACAATTGGTATAATGCAATAATGTTCATTGTTGAAAACCATGCTGTCAATACCATTACCCATACCGCTTGTCTATAATATGCACCAGCAAAACCGGTTACACTGCCTACAAAATAAAAAGGCACAAATAGATCTGGTCTTGGATCTAGCACTGTGTAAGTCAAAATACTGCTACCAATAATAACTGTAATAGCACTAACCATTTCAAGATAAAATGCTAAAGGATGACTTTGGTAACTAGATTTCCAAAAATTAATTAATTTATTCATTGTTATCACAAACCTATTTAGTGCAACTTTTCTGTTGCCAGGTAAGTTGCCAACCCCGCCTGCCTAACTATTAGGCCGCAAGTGCTAGATTTTCATCTGCATTTGTAGTTGTGTTCGCGTTAACCGAGCTTACATCCGGACAACTCCATAACTCTACTAATCTGCTAGTCGATCCTAGTTCAGGCCCATCATAAACACACCAATTTCCTTCATCTAGGACCATGATGTGTTTATGGTGGACCTGCTGGGTACTGCCCCCAGGTCCTATACAGTGTTTGAATTACTTCAACATTGTTAAAATATTTATAACACAGGTTTTTAAATTTGTCAAGTTGGATTATTTACAATGTGGTTTTTAAATTGTTAATTGTTTGTGTGGTTGCAATAGCTGACTGAAGCAAATACCTTGCACAAGGATCTTGCATTAATCCTTCAAGCAAACCTGCCAGTGCCGCTTGTTTTAGTAACTCTAAAAATCTTCCAAGGTTTCTTAAATCTTCTTTGATTATATCAATTAGTAATTTTACCAATCCAATGATTGCCAATGCCATAGCAAGTATTCCAAGCACTTGTCTTAATTTGCCAAGTATTTCTCCTAACACTTGTCCAGCTTTAAATAAAGCACCTAGCATGTCTTCCATAAATTTACACGGACCACCTGATGTTGCAGGTATATTCCCTAATGTAGTAGCAAGTGCATTAACACTACTCAAAGCACTTAGGTATGTTCCTAAAGTAGGAACAGCAACGCCACCGGGTGAACCTGCTGTAGTTGGAATATCAACTCCATAGTTTGGATACAAATTAGTTTTTCCCATTGCTACCCACTGTGCGTTAGGATCAGTATACTCGGTAATACACATACCACTCTGTCTATTTTGTAACCAAGTAATATCTTGCATTGCACCTTCAACAAAGTTAATATCATTGATTTCCATATCAGTTAATTTACGATCTGGCTGACCTGGTCCAATTAAACTACCAGGTACTATTGCTCGTTGATTATAGTCATTGTGTCCCCAACCATCTGGCAATGCGGCTTTTTGTTGATTAATAATTTGTGCAATTTCTTTGATTGATTCGTCGTGTGGATTTTTAAATCCAGCATAGGCTTTACAACTTCTGCCCCATGGATCAACATGATCAACAATATTCAATGCACCACTGGCAATTAAATTTTTTTGTGTATCAGTTATAGTTATTTGATTTGCAATTATATTAGTTGGAAAATTTAAACTGTCTAATTGTAATCCTGGTATTTGTTTTCCTGTAGTCATTGTTTATTATCCTGCAAATACATTTGGACTTCCTGTTGCTACTGTACTTCCACATGCAACAGGATCTGATACTCTACCAAGTTGCAATCCATTAGCATGAACTGTTCCAGATCCAGCTGACAATGTGCTTCCATGAAGGCAATGAATTGACCAACTGTCTGATTGTCTATGTACTGGTCTACCATTTGCAAACACGTTTGGACTCCCACCGTTGCTTGGTCTTGGAGGACATGGTCCATGTCCTGTACAATCATCGCCTAATCTTGTTACTGGTTGTGACATTTGTTATACCTTAATAATGTTATTTATTAAGTTATAATTTGTGATTTTGGTGGCTGTACAATGTTTGATGTACTTTTTGTATATGATTCTTCAGCTTGTTTGTTTGCTTTAGAAATAGTAATGATATTTGTTTTGTCAAAAACAAATTCACCTTCTTGATCTGCCATGATCATATAAAAAGTCATTCCAATTCCTTGAGGAGTCTGTGCTAATGCAAGTGGTTTTGAAACTGTTATTTTTTCTGGAGTATCACTTACTATTTTTGCAATTACTTCATCACTGCCTACTGTACGAAATACTACAATGTCGTCTTTGCTGTATCTTTGTTCTAACATTATTTCCTTTTTCCTGGACGATTTGTTTTAAAATCAAACCGTCCTTTTCTTTTGTTTTTATGTTTTTTCTTTTTTGTTTCTCTTTTACTGTCTGTTACTATCTTTTGCAGTTTAGCAAAAGAGTCTTCATCCATTCCAGCAAAAATGCCTTTTTTCATAGATTAAAGTTTAAAACCTTTGAACGTATCTTTTTCTACGTCTTGTTTTACACCACCAACAATATAACTTTCAACTTCAGTTTCTTGCGGTGCTACTTGTAATCCTGCTGAACTCAACCAATGTTGTGTCCACGGTAATGGATTCTGTGTAACAGGCTGTTCGAATATTGGATCTAAGCCAATTGCTTTTAATCTTTTGTTAGCAATAAACTCAACGTATCTTCCCAACAGCAATTCGTTCAATCCAATGATTGTGCCATCTTTCATCAAATGCTTTGCCCATGCTTTTTCTTCTTCAACACATTTTTTAAACATTTCATAAACACTGTCTTTTTCTTCTTTGACAATTTTAAGCATGTCTGAATCATCGCCTTGTTGCCAATTTTTAATAACGTGTGTTGACAAAGCCAAATGCTGTGATTCATCTCTAGCAATCAATGAAATAATTTTAGCTGAACCTTCCATAAGTTTAAGTTCACCAAATGCAAATGTACAAGCAAACGAAACATAGAATCTTAAACCTTCTAAAATATTTACATTTACCATTGCAAGATATAATTGACGTTTGACTTCTTTTATATCTCCTACACCCTTTACAAAGTAATCTTCAGCCATTTTAGAAAATTTATCATAGTTTTCTGTAACCGATACTGCTCTTTTAATGATTTGTTCATCATCAAGTATAGTATCAAAAACTTCAGCAGGATCAGGATATACATTTTTGATAATGTGTGTGTAACTTCTGCTGTGAATAGTTTCAAAAAAGTCCCAAGTAATAACGCAACCTTCTAATTCTGGATTTGATACGTAAGGTAAGAAAGCCAAACTTGGACCTCTACCTTGTACACTATCCAATAATGTTTGGTATTTTAAATTACTTGTAAAGATATGTTTTTGTTCTTCACGAAAATTTTGATAATCTGCTCTGTCTTTTTGAAGACTCACTTCTTCGGGTCTCCAAAAATAACCAAGCATTGTTTGATTAAGTTTGTCTAATGCAGGATACTTGAATACATCGTATCTCTGCACATTTTGATCTTCTCCAAAAAACATTGGTTCTTTAGTGAAGTCGATATCGTTTCTGTTAAAAACAGTTTTTGCCATGTTGTCCCTCGTTCCTTAAATTGTACATGCTTCACAATTAGCATCATCTTCTGTTAATTCAGTTAATATTTTACCTTCTTGTTCAAATGCAGGAAATTCTTCTGCCGCATTTTGAATAGGTGGTGCTTCAATTTCAGCTGGATCAGTTTTGAAATCATATGTGTTTTGATAATATGAAGTTTTCCATCCTAGCTTGTATGTAGTAAGAAGATCTTTAAACATTACACTTGTTGGAATTTCATTGTTTTCATACTGAGTTGGATTATAACTCCAATTTCCTGAAATTGCTTGATCAAAAAACTTCTGCATTACTGCTACTACATTAATATAACCTTCGTTTCCTTTCATGTCCCACAACAAAGTGTAGAAGTTTTTCAACTGACTATACTGTGGCACAATCTGTTTCAAAGGACCTTTTTTACTTTTCTTAATGCTCAAATATGCTCTAGGTGGTTCAATACCATTTGTTGAATTACTAACCACAGAAGAACTTTCTGATGGCATTTGTGCTGACAGTGTAGAATGTCTCATGCCATGCTCTTTTACTTGAGCTCTTAATTTTTCCCAATTCAAATTGAGTTTTGTTTTACAAATATCGTCAAGGTCTTTTTTGTAATGATCTATTGGTAATAAACCTTGTGAATATTTTGTTCTTTCAAAATATTCGCATTGTCCTTTTTCTTTAGCAAGTTCAACCGATGCTTGGATCAAATAATATTGAAATGCTTCAGTTAACTCGTGTACTATTTTCAATGCACCGTTGTCGCTGTAGTTTACTTGATGCTTTGCTAGATAGTGTGCAAGACCAATATAACCAATACCTAGTGAACGTCTTGCCTTTGTGCTAATTTCAGCCGCTTTTACAGGATACTTTTGATAATCAATTATCTCATCTAAAGCTCTAACACTTAAATCACATAGTTCTTCTAATTCACTTAGATCTTTTAGTTGTCCAACATTGATTGCACTTAAAATACACAATGCAATTTCTCCATCACCGTCAATATGTTCAACTGGTGTTGTTGGTAATGTGATTTCTTGACACAAGTTTGACATACTCACTTTGTCTAAAAACGAACTATGAGAATTTGCATGATCAATATTCATAATATAAATTCTACCGGTTTCTGCTCTTTCTTTCAAAAGTTCACCAAACAGTTCTTGTGCTGATATTGATTTTTTTGGTATGGATCTTTTACGCTCAAAAGACTCATACATCTCATCAAATTCTGGTGTTCCAAATGCTTCATACAAGCCCGGAACATCATGTGGTGAAAAAAGAGTAATGTCTTGGTTATTTAAAAATCTTTCATAAAAAAGTTTTGATAATTGAATAGAATAATCTAACTTACGCACACGGTTGTCTTCTGTTCCTTTGTTGTTTTTTAACACAAGAATATCCTGAATCTCTTGATGCCAAATTGGGAAATGAACAGTAGCACTGCCACCACGTACTCCATTTTGTGTACAACATCTCACTGTTGCCTCAAACTTTTTAAGAAACGGAATCACACCAGTATGTGCTACTTCGCCGCCTCTAATTTTTGAATTGATTCCTCTAATTCTACTTGCATTAATACCAATTCCGGCTCTTTGTGCAATATATCTACCAATTGCCATATCGCTACTGAAAATACTAGGAAGTGTATCGTTTACATCAACAAGAACACAACTTGCAAACTGTCGCATAGGTGTTCTTACCCCAGCCATTACCGGTGTAGGAATATTAATCTTAAAGTTAGATACTGCATTATAATATTTTTTAATATATTTCATTCTTGTATCTTTTGGATAATCAGCAAACAGTGTAGCTGAAATCATCATATACATGTATTGCGGAGTCTCATAAATTTTACCACTGCTTCTGTCTTGTACAAGATATTTGTCAACAATTTGTCTTAATCCAGCATAAGTGAAATTAAGATCTCTATCATGTTTAATGTATGAATCTAATTTGTTCCATTCATCATCTGAGTACTTGTCTAAAATAGATTTATCATACACACCACGTTCTACATTTGATGCAACTAAAAATCTTAAAGGAGTATGTGCATGTGTTGGTGTGAATTTACCAAATACATGCTTTTGCAAACTAAAAAGCAAGAGTCTTGATGCCACGTATTGATAGTTAGGTGATTCAAGACTAATTAAATCGTTTGCTGATTTAATTAAAATTTCTTGGATTTCATTTGTAGTCATTCCGTCAGTAAATTGTAAACCTGAGTTCATTTCAACTTCAGAGGAACTTACTCCGTTTAAGCCTTCACATGCGGCTTCGGTCATTTTTTGTACTTTACTAATATCTAGTAATTCTCGCTTACCATCTCTTTTGATGATATTTAATTCATTCTTCTTATTCATTTTTCCTCCAAAAACACAGGTAACAACATATATTTACCTTATTTTCTTACATTTTATGATATCAAGAACCGGTTTGTCAAGTTCTCATTGTAGAAATATTTAAGTTTTTTGTTAAGAAGTTAACCAACGCTTTAATACATAAGACATAGATGCATTGTTGGTTGTATCTGTGTTTGAATAGTTTAATTTAATGTCTGTTCCAGAAATACTTGGTGTTGAAAATGCAACTGCTGATGTATCATTTGTTTCAATTCTGTCATCCATATACTCAACATTTGTTCCATCTGATATTACTTTGACAGTTCCAACTGCATACGCAGTACCAATCTTTAAAGAATAATCCACAATAATTGTATTTTCTGATGTAACATCGTATGTAAACACTGTTGCTGATGTGTTAGCAGTTAGTGTTGCTTTTATTAGACCGTTTTGTCCAATGTATTGATCCGTTTCTAAAACTGGTCTTGAGTCTTGTGTAAAGATTTTTATGTTACTTGCAACTGATGTTTGTGATGTACCTAGTGCTTGATTTAAAAATTTAGACAAGTTTGAAGCTTGTTTTGGCGAATCTGTTTCAACTAATAAAGTGCCAGGTACTGAAATATTACTTGATGCATAGCCTAGTTGAGATATTGTGCCTCTAATATTCAAATTAGCATTGTCGTTAGCAGAAGCAATTTCATTTAAACCAGATAGTGTTGTTGCAGATGAAGACTGACTTCCTGCTCCAATATCTGCAAATCCTGTGCCAGTTGTTAAATCTATATGCAAAGCATTGTTTGATAAATCTTGGTCTGTTTCAATACTTAAACTAGTACCGTTAACGGCTGTAACAATTTCATTTGCTGTCCACGGTGTTACAACAACTTTTGTATTTGCTTCAGGTATAGATGCTGAAACAAAAGTAACAGTTAGATCACTACCAGCAACTGAAACTGTATAATCTGAGCTTGGTATTACTGTTGGGTTGTTATTAATATCAAACTTTGTAACTGTGATATCATCAGGATCAACTGGTGTGCTTTTACCAGTTGGCAGTGTTAAAGCAACATTGCTGTTTAATACAGTTGAACTTGCATTTGTACCATCACCTAAAAAGCTCTGTGTTCCAGCAAGAGTAAACATGACAAGTCTTGTGTTAATTAAAGATTGCGTTTGTACTTCAGCATTTAAAAAACTGTCTACTTGCACCATACGGTTCTTTGAATCTTGTTCGCCGGCGCCGATAAACAATTCTCTAGTATCTGTTGCTAAACCAATTTCACCTTCAGCCAAAGGTTGCGGCAGATTTTCTCTGTTACCTCGTCTGTTTTTTAATCTTACATAAGTTGTTGTCATCTTTGTATCCTAAACTATACTGTTATTTAGTTTGCTTTGTAGTATTGTTCTACTTTATCAAGCCATTGATTTGTATATTTTTGGAATTCTTCACCTTCAACTGTAAATTCTTGGTATTCTCCAGAGTGAGATACTATAAAAATAAGCCCAGAATCAATGTTAGTACCATATAATTCGTTATGTGCTAGAGCATAAGCGGCACACTGCATAAAGTAATCTTCTACCCATTCACGTTTTTTAACTTGTCTTGATGTTTTAAAATCACCAATAACAGGCTTGTTTTTATGAACACAAATCATGTCGGCTGTGCCAGCATATAACCCAGGAAAACACAAACTCTGTTCAATAGCCCATACTTCATCTACATCCTTCATACCGTTGTCAATTATGATATTGCTCAACTGTTCTGCTTGTTTGTAAATTAAATTATTACCTGATGGCCTTTCTGAACCTTCAATATAACACTCTAAATGCTTATGTGTTATTGTTCCTAAGTTTGCTGATTCAGTTACAATACGTTGTGCTTCAGCATTACCAACTCGTTTTTTCCAGTTGTTAATAGCTGTCATATCTTTCATATGTGAAAGTATTGTAGTTACCGAAGGAACAGCATTTCCATTACTGTCAAGATAATGTCTTTTGCCTTCAATGGTTGTTCGTTTGAGTTCGTGATAATTGAACTTGCTTTTTAATAATGCCACAGTTTTTTACTTTTTACTTTAATGCTTTGTTTAACGACTTACTTGCTAACTTGTCAACAGTCTTCTCATTGTCCATTTTAGCATCATTGCTGTAAGTTGTCAAATTTAAATTGTTATTAATTTTTATTTCTTTGTCATTTACACTCTGTATTAGTTTAGAGTTTTTTAGTAAATCCTGTAGTGATGATACTGTCACTGTGTGCCCCATAGTATCTAGTTCATCAATAAATTCTTGTGTATCAATTGTATCTTTTTTTTGAGCAATAAGACTCATTAAAAGATTTTTTGCATCAATGTTAATTTTAGAAAAGTAATCTGATGTGATTTCGTTTAGACGCATTGCATTATGACTTTTTAGCTCTACCTAGTGGTTCTTCTTCTGGACCAGAAGCGGCTTCGTCGCCATCAGTTGAAATATCACTATCTGCTGGCTCAATTTCTTCATCATCCATTTGATCATCAATTGATGTTTCTTCTTCATCACCTGCAGAAGACATATCAGAAGCTGGTACTTCACCTTGAAGTTTTAATACTTCATTGTTTAATGATTCTTTTGTTTCTTTTGCAAGTGTTAATAAGTTTTCTAATGATGATGAAACTGCATCGTTGAACGAAACGGCAGTGTCTGCACCATGTTGATAAGTCATTTGATCAACAATAGCACCTAGCTCGTCATTTTGCATTTTACCTAATTTTTCAATAATTTGCTGAATTTCATCTACTAGTTGTTTTGAAGCAAGAATGACTTCTGCTTGTTCAAGTTCATCTTGTTCTTTTACAACTTCTGTTGGTTGATCTGTGTGATCTTCTTGTACTGATTCTTGTTTGATTTTGCCTTGATAGATATTTGCAGGCCAACGCATTTTGTAACAAACACGAAGAATATCTCGTTCTTCACCTTTCATTACAAACTTGCCATCTTCCATACCACAGGTTACATTGTTATCTGCACAAACTTTTTCGGCTCTAGTTGCAGTACCTGGATCAACGTCAATTGTAAGAGTTGCTTCTACTAGCTCTGCATTATCAATTTGACCAATCATTAAAACAACTGCTTCAGACAGCAAAATGTTTTTTGCATACTCTGGGTTTTGATGATAAGAATTAAATGGAAGTGAAAGTTTTAAATTTTCACGCTGTGTATCCAGATCAGCTTTTACTTTGTAAAGTTCTTCAAGACTTACTTTGTCATACACTTTAAAACCGTAGGTTTCTTCAAGCCAACGATTTACTCGTGCTATACGTGTTTCATAGTTAGATGTTAAATCATTCAGTTTCATACTTTTATTTAGTCTTTTCTTGATTTATTAAACGAGAGTATTTGCTATTAACCTGGCTATATACCTGATTTAAGCTGTTTTTTAAGCCAGATACCATATTTTTATGATAGTTTAAGTTAGGATCATCAACATCAACTGTAGATAACTTGGATTTTTGCATATTGTAATTGTTAGCAACCTTTTTATATTCAGCATGTAAGTCCATTAAAGCATTAATTTCTTCGCTATCAAAGTCAAACCCTGCATACAAATAGTGTACTAACATATATGCAATCTCATACAAATACAGATCTACAATTAATTTTGTACGTTGTGGACCATATAGTGTGTACAACTTTTTGTTTGTTTCTTCATTTACAGTTAATTTAATAAAATATTTGCCAATAACAACACCATCGTCAGTTTTTTTAGTGTTAAGTGCTAGATTGAAATTGTTATTTTCTGTAGATTTTTTTACAATTTGTTTGAAGCTTTTATCAAAGGTTTTTTCAAATCCACTTAATAACTTTTTCATTTCGGAAATTTTTCTTACGGATACTTTATCCATCTTCTGTTTAAATTTGGTTATTTGAGTGTGCATGTGTTCTATATAATCTTGCGGAACACCGTCATATTTAAATAGGATTCTGATTAAACGAAAATGTTCGTATGCTTCATTTACTGAACTAAATTCAGGAAACGATTTTGTGGTTGTATTTGTATTCATAAGGTCCTTCCTCATATTTGTTTACATTATAGTAAAAAAATAAAAAAAGATCAAGTATTATTTTCTACGCATGGCTTTATTCATTGCCGCCACACGCTTAGAAGCTGGATTAAACTTCTTAACAAATTTGATTTTTCTTGTTAATCTTGAACCCATTCTTGCTTTCATTTTTTTCATTGTAAGACGTTTTTTAATATCCAATGGAGCAGAACACACACTTGGATTGGACACAATCCTACCCTTTTTTCTTCCAAACGTGCATCTATATTTTCTAACAACATCACGTCCTTTTTTGCCATATACCATTTTGGCTTCGTCTATATTGTTTGTAAAAATATCAGATATTAGCATTACTTTGACCTTTTTTTAGCTTTAATAGGTTTGCTTTTTTTAATTTGTCTATTTAAATTTTTAACAACTTTTGATGTAGGATCATACTTCTTAGTATAAGAAGCTCTTTTACCTTGAATAGTGCTTAACTTTTGTCTTGTAGCTTTAAACTGCTGTCTTTTTCTAATGTTAATAGGTTTTGTACAAGTAGAAGGATCAGCTACAATTCTACCTTTTCTTGGACCAGATTGGCAACGAAATCTTCTTTTAATACGTTGTTTGTATTTTCCAAATATTTGCGGTGTTCCTGTTACTTCAACTATTAACATATTTTACTTCATTAATGGAATTACTAATGTAGATACGTATATAGAAATCATTGTAAAAAACATTGTTCCAACTGACCACATTATAATTTTTTCAATTCTTGAAAATTGCTTTTCTATACTTGTTTCCAATTTTTCAATACGTGCATCTACTCTATCAAACCTTGCATTTATTTCATCATGTCTTTCACGTGAAATAGCTACATGAAACTCAAGACTTTCAGACTCAACATCCTTGATGTGCGGCTGTAATGCTGGTTTAGGCTTGTTATCCATTTAATGCTCCTTTGTAATATACATATTTATATCATTGCCACTAGTAAAAATAGTGTCATTGAACAATATGATAGTATTTAACCGTTCTTTGAGAACACCTACTGGATCTTGCCCTTTTAAAAATAAATTTTCTTGTTCTACACCAAATGTAAAGGTGTACATGTTGTCTTTTAATTTTGGTTTAGTAAAAAATAGTATTTTTCCATACATTAAAATCATCTGCTTTATATGATCAAAATCTTTTTCAGCAGAATTTTCAGTTTTGCCATCATTATAGCTTAAATCAATTGTTGTAGATATTTTATAAATTTCTAAAGTATCAGCAATTTTTATGTAAGAATTTTTATTCTGATTATATGTGTACATCTATAAAGCACCAGCACCTACATTCTTTTTTAATTTTCTTTGCTTTACTGTATCATTTGATAACCTACGTTCTTTAAACATGTTTTGTAAAGGCGTGTAAAGTTCACTTCTGGGTGCAATTTTCTTTATTTCGTGCATTACTAAATTTACAATATTTGCTTTGTCTTTCATTTTTAGCAAATCATAAACTGACAATTCTCTTCTGATTTTTTTAGACTGAGAAGAATTTATCTTAAATTGTCTCTCTAATTTCATTAGCAAACGATTACAAAGCGAATGATCTATTTCAGTTATTTCAATGTAATTTAAAAAATCCATTATTGTAAATTTGTTTTTTGATAACCTATCAACAAATGGTTGACTTTTTTCTTTATTATCAAACTGTACAATACTGCCTGATCCAATTAAACTGTGTACTAGCAAATACAAATCTGTGCCATTTGTTCTGAAGTAATCGAAATTACTGTAACTCATTGTTCTACCAGCATATTGTCTAGCAATTTTTTTATATTTGAACTCATTTTTTAAAGTTGCCAATGCTAAACAGTAAACATAAACAAGTTCACCAATTTGTTCTGCTGTAAACTTACCAATGTCTTGTCTTGATCTAAAAGCTCTGCTTTCAGTTAAATCATTAACTAATTGAATATCTTCTTTGGCAAAATTTTTTCTTGAGAAATCTAACCTATCAATAACTTTTACTGCTTTTCCAATATGATCTACTGCAACAAAACCTTCTTGATCTCTTACTTCATATGAATCACCTTTTTGATCAAAGGCATCAATGGCTTTGATGTTTCTTAACTTTTGATACAATTTATTTTTAATAGCAGTCAGCTTTAACCATAAACTGTACCATGCTTCAATGTTTTGTCTATTACTGTTATATGCTTTTTTAAAGTTTTCTAAGTTAACTAATTTTCGCTGGCCGGCTGGTCCTTCTCTACCAGTTTTTAATTTAGCAATGTCGGCCTCAATACGTTGCTCGTAATCTTTTGCAAACCCATCAAAAAATTGTGCAGGGTCTTGCTCAATCGCTCCTGCTCTTACCATTTTGTTATGATTTGCATGAATAAATTCTCTTAACTTTTTACCTGGAATTCCCATGTTGTCAAACCAACTAAAAATATCTCCAGCCTGTTTTAAATAATTTTCTGCATCATTAATAGCATTTGTAATTGCTTGATACTCACCTGTTGTTAAATTAACAATACCAGTGAAGTCTTTTATATAAGCATCATCATACCATACACTGTCAACTTTGTTTAAACCTGATAAATCTACATCAAAACTTGCACTCATATTTTCTAATGAGTCTCCTGAATAAGAAGTATGAAATACTACACCAACTTCAGCTTTTTGTATTTTTTGAGCTAGTTCTGAATTAGTTGGAACTGCATACGTTATGGTGTTAGGTTTAAATGCAATGTAAGATTCTCCATTGTGTTGTATTGTTTTTAAACTATTCTGTGTAAACAATAAATCACCCTGTAGTACACCATCAATACCCAATTGGGACAATCCATTAAATGCTTTCTTAAGTTTTAATCGTAAATCTGCTTTATCGCCAGGCTCATCTTTATCTGGATGATTAGTATCAATATCTTTTTCAGACTTGTTTAATTTTGCATCTTTGTTAAAAACACTTTTAGTACCAACAAAAAATTTTCCATCAGCAGGATCTTTTCCTGCAAAGATAGCCGGGGAGCCGTCCCATTTGATTGTAACATTGTATTTTTTAGGGCTTGATGTTTTTGCTAAATCAGAAAGATTTTTTAAAAATGCAATGGCGTTTTCAGCACCTTGTTTTCCTTGAAACAAGGCCAGGTCTTCTAAGTGAGTAAGATGTGTATTAACATCTTCTTGTACAATAAGGTCATTAGCTTTCATTTGAATCAATAATTTTCTTGATGCCTCGTTCAAACTTTCTTGGATCTTGAGATTTTATACTGTTATGTAATCTTTTCACCAAATCATCAGCAGTCGATTCATCATATGATTCATATATCAGCTTTGTTAAATTTATTGCTGAACTGATAACATGATTAGCACGAGCTTCAAGCAGATTATTAGTATCTGCTTTTGGTACTACTCTGCTAATTTCATCCAATATTGAACGTGTTTGTTTCTTCATCATAAAATTATTTATTATCTTTTTTCTTTTTTTATGTGACGTTATTCATCGTCAAACACCGATTTTTGGGTTTTTAGCATGTCTTTCAATGCTAAACTTCGCTCAACTTTTTCAGCAACAACTACTTGCTCTGATTTATTAGATACTGTAGACGTCCTCTTTTTAATAGATGATGTCAATGCTTCTGCTGTTTGTATTGCTGTGTTTTCAACTTCATCATCTTCATCTAAATCAGTAATTCTCAATGTATCAATATCAAATGCTAAATCAATTTTACTACCTACTCCGCCGCTTGATCTTGTTTTCATTAACTGAATTTGATATCTACCACGTTCTCTCATTGCTCTACTTGTAAAAATACCAATAACATTGTCAGCAGTATTAATTTTACTAATACCACCTGCAATATGACTTTGATCATATTCAACTTCTTCAATAGCACCTCTGTTTAGCTGAGATGCTGTTACAAGTACAAACTGTTGCTCTACTGCAAAATTACGTAATTCTTCTGATACAAATTTATCTTTTAAAAACATATCTGCTGGAGATATTTTTTTACTAATTGGCATCATGAGATCTAAATAGTCAATCAGTACAACATCAGGATTAATGCCTTTTTGAATTTGATACTCTTTTAAATAAGACCTTAAATCGTTAGTTGTAGTTCCTGATGGCATATATTTGACTTGAAACTTACCAGATTTTTTGGCTTCCATTCTAACCGATAAGTCAACATCATCAATTTTCTTAAATATTTCGTTAGATGCAACACCAGTTGTCATTGAGTCAATTCTCATTGAACTCAATTCTTCACTTAACTCAAATGTAAAGTACAATACATGCATACCTTGTGACATCCAATTCATTGCTAAATTCTGCAAGAAAAGAGATTTACCAGCACCTGACGAGCCTGCAAAAATATTCAATTCACCTTTGTTAAAACCACCATATAGCTTTCTGTCCAGGCCTTGCCAGCCTGTGCTTACTGTACCGTTGTTATCTTTTAATTTTAACAAACGAGCTTTTGGGTTTTCAAAATAATCTGTACCTAAGTCTTTTGTTAATCCAACTCTTACTGCATCTTTAATTTTTTGTTCAACTGGACCATACTCGCCTTTTTCTAGCATATCGGCACTTTCAATAATTGCTTTTTCAAGTGCTTTATGTCTACAAAAAGTTTCAAACTCATCTAAGAACCAATCTTTCTGAGATTCATCAATCTCTGGAACTAGTGTTAGTGGTACTTCAGTTTTTGCTTGTATTTGATCTACTGTTGGAAGAGACTTATATTTCTCAGTGTACTCAACAAACATTTCAACTGTTTCAACATATTTTTTACTGAAAAATTCTGGTTTGATAATGTTCCTTACTCTAACAAATAGCTCAGGATCTGTTACCATAAATTCTAAAAAAAGTTTCTGTAAATCTTCTGAATATACTGTTGCCATATTTTTACTATACTATATTAATCTCTATTTCGCAAGTATTTCCAACTGGTTGGAAAACATTCTTCTGCCAATTCATCAATCATGTCTGCAATTATTCTTGATTCCAATTGGGTATCTTTTTCACACCTTAGATTACACACTCTAGCAAATGCATAAAGAGTACCACTCCAATACCATTCTGTATTCATAGATTGTGGTAAAATCATTCTTGCCTGTTCAGGTGCCACACCCGCTTCTAACATTCTTTTATAATTTTCTTTTGCTAGTTCATATACTTCAACATGAAGTCTACCTGTTCTGGTATCTCTGTCAATCCATTCTACATTTGATTCTTCATCAGAACCTTGTTTTTTATCTTCATGCCTTGCTCTCCAAATATCTGGATCATAAAAGTCAGGCTCATAATCAACATAGCGTCTACTGATTTCATTCCAACTTAAACCTACTTGATGCTTTACCAACTGTCTAGCAACAAAGATAGGTGCTTTAATTCTAAACTGTAAACTGCAATGTGCAAAAGGCGACCAATGATTATGTTTTGCTAAAAATCCAATCAGCTTTTCATCTTTTTCTTTTATCACTCCAGGAACTGCACCCGCTGGTGTAATTTGCTCCCATTCTGATTCTTTTGCAAATGATACTCTTGCGGCATTAACAACTGTCAAGTCACTGCCCATTTTGTCAATTAATTTTACGTCCAATTTTTTCTCCTAGTATGTTGATACAATTTTATCTGCAATACCATATTGCACTGCCTCTTTAGCTGATAACCACCTATCCTCTGGTGGCAGTAAAATATCTCTAACTTTCTTTTCACTAAGACCTGTACATTTTTTATAATGATTAATCATTCTTTCAGTACTCAGTTCAAATTCTCTTACTCTTGCAAATAACTCGTGTTCTTTACCACCCGAACCCCAACTGTATTGATGTGACAAAATTGAAGTATTAGGTGTAATAACTCTACGACCTTTTGTACCACTCATAAAAGTTAATAGCCCACAACTTGCAATCATTCCTAACCCTACTGTTTTTACAGGTATAGCACTGCCTTTCATTGTATCAATAAGTGCAAATGCTGAATGAACTTGACCACCCGGGGAATTAATTACTAATGTAATTTCATTTGGTCTTTGTGAATTTGGTAAAAGGTTTTTTTCAATTATTGTGTTAATAACTGGTTTGGTTGTTGTGCTATCAAAACCATCGCTAAAATAAATGATTCCAGCTTCATACATCAACATGCCTGGCTGTAATGGTTGTTGTTGCATAGGTTTATCTACATTTTTTCTTTTATTATTTTCTACCGTCATTTTGTTAATTGACTCCTATCTTTTTCATAACTTGTATTTTTGCATTGTTTGTTGTAGCAGATTTTATTATGGTTTGTAATGTGTATAGTCTACCATATTTTTGTACTGCTTCTGCTGTGTCTTTAATACCATTGTCCCATAACGGATAGCTGACTGCCCAATTATTTTCAGTAGCAATATCAACTAAATGTCCTCCTGATTTGTCTTTGTCTGGACAAACTATAATTTTTGTTTCTAACTTATTAAGCAAATCTATTTGTGCTTGTGTTAATTTGTTTCCTAAAGATGAGATTCCATTGATAGCCAGTGCATCAAACACACCTTCAACAATGACTGTGTACATTCTATCTTCAAACAGCTTGT